CATCGATTGCTCGAACCATCCCAGTTGCCTTATCAGGGTTGTGGTCACTAGGGCGCGCTGCATGGCGTGTGTCGCCAACCCATCCATCGGAACGTCTATCACGATCAGGGAAGGTGTCATCAAACTGCTCCCTTAACTGTTGACCAGCTTTACAAAGGATTGGCTTCATGCAAGTAGAAGTTCTGCTTCCTCGGCGGTGATGCCTAGGCGCTCCAAGAGTCCAGCCTTTGCCTCAGCCTTGAGAGCTGCTGCGGTTACCTTCTCTGCCTCTGCTGCCTCGTATGCAATACGATCATCTTCGCGCTGCTGGATTTCCTCAGCGGTTAGTTCAACTTCCTGAACTTCGCCAGTTGAGCAGTCAATGATTACTTTAGTTGGGTTAGGCATTTTTTACTCCATATAGGTAGGCGGTTGAGTATTGTGCAATATTGCCACCGTTACCAGTTAAGGTAATACGGTTAATGGCAGCGGTGTTAGACCAGAGCGCGGCAGTTAAAGCCGTAATAGCCTGTGTTGCATTGTTTTCTGATACTGAATCAGCTGAAAGAGACTTATTAGATGAACCAGCATAGTTGGGTATATAGAGTTCACCGTTACCGAAAGTGTCGCTGGTCGCGGTTGTACCTGTTCCGTAGGCAGACCAGTCAATAGAAGAACCTGATCCAGAAGCAGATGCCCCACTTCCTGAGCCTAAACCATAAACCATGCGATATGAATAACCAGTAGAAGAACCATTAAATGTAACCTGCGCAGAAATATAATTGCTGCTATAACTTGTACGTAAAGAATACTTAAGGCATAGGTCTGTATAGGTGCTAGGGATGCTAGTAAAGTCAATCGTTGCAGCTCCACCTGATCCAACTGTAACGGCTGAGATAAGCTCGAATGTAGTCGCCATTATGCCGCCTTAATTCCGTAAACAGTAGCCGTAGTTCCCGCGCCAAAGTATTTGCCGCCAAGGATGTAAATATCAACTCGGTTAATAGCAGAAGTAGAACGCCACAAAGCTGCTTTTGCTCCAGCATTTCCTGCGCTTGAATAGGTTTCGTTATAACGAATAAGTGCAGTTTTGTAGGTAGTAGTATTGGCGTAGTTCATAATATTAACAATTTGATTGCTAGGTGTTGTCTGGTCTAATCCATATTCACCAAGACGAATCTTGTTAGTAGTTGTATAACGACCAGATGAAGCAGAAGAACCGTTGCCCTGCATATAGGTCAAAGAATAATTAGTACCCGTATCACCGTTATATTGCATATCGGCTTCGTAATATGTGCCATCGTTCATTGTTCCTGTGAATACAAATACTAAATCTGTATAAGTAGCAGGAATAGATGTAAAACTAATTGTATTAGTTGTAGTACCTGAAACAGTATTAGTCGCTATTGGATCATAAGTATATGCCATGATTACCCCTTAATTCCATATAATGCGTACTGAGTGTATTGAGCAAAATTGCCAGAAGTCGGTGAAAGTGTGATGCTAGAGATTGCAGCAGTAGATCGCCATAGACCAGAATCAAAGTCAACATAACCTGAGCCGTTAGCATCATAACCTGTTAGCGTTCTGGTTGTTTTGTACTTGTTAATATTGGCATAGTCGAGGATATCGATAACGGTTGCAGTAAATACGCTAGTCGCTGCGGTTGGTGCAATAGTTCCATAGGTAATAATGGCAGAGGTAGCGTCATAACCTGCTACGACGGTAGAGCCTGAACCTTCTAGGTAATGGTCATTATAGTTGGATGCAGTATCTCCGTTAAAGCCTGTAAGCAAGGCTGCCGAGGCGACTGTTCCCTTAGCAATTCCACGAATCTGCAAGTGCTTATACGTAGACGGAATCGAGCTAAAAGAAATAGAAGATGAGCCGCCAGAGCCAACCGTTACCGTGGCTATAGACTCATAGGAACTAGTGACTGGTGGCGTTGGGATATCCAGCGCACCTGTGATGACGTTAAGCAATCGCGCCCACCACGTACCAGTTATTAGCAGAGGTCTGCATAAGAGCGCAGCTCTTGTATTGGTTCAATACTGGAGAAGCTGCAACCGCACCTGCTGAGAGGACTGTAACGCCTCCTGCGCCTGAGATAGTTACCGCTCCTGCGCCCTTGTTAAGGACGGTGATGACGGTACCCACTGGGAAGGCTACGGATGCGTTAGTAGGAATTGTAAGAGTAGAGGCAGACGCGTTAGATCGTGTGATGAGTACCTGATACTGGTCAGTAAGGACAGGGGTGTAGCTAGTGCCTGTCTGGTCATTGAGGGTGAAGGCTACTAAGCCGTTAGCAGCTGAGGCGGTGAGGATGTCACCTGTCGAGAAGGGAAAGCCTGTTGCCATTATTGTCTCCTAGTAGCCCATCATAGATACGCCTATTATACCGTAGGTCGAGCTTCCAACGATGAAGCCTTCCGCTATTGGTTCAAGGGTCGTAATTGTTGCGGTCATTTTGTTTGGTGTTATATCCCACGCGATGCCTTGGCATTGGAGGGTCTTTACAATAGTCGAGCCGTCTGGCTGGACGTTAGTAATCTTGAGGTTGTCGAAGTAATCGAGTCCGATCATGGTATCGGTAGGGACTGCAGGGTCTAGCAGGTCGACCACCATCTCGTCGATACGGATGGTAGTTTCCTTACGAGTGGCAACGTATTCCTTGGCGATGTTAGCCACGATAGCGTCTGTCTCTGCAACTAGGTTGTCCTGAGTGATGCCATGAGGGAAGTATTTATTAACCGAATCGGTGTCGCTGACTGTCTGAGCCGTACCGCCTACACGGGTAAAGGTGGCTTGGTTGATAATGAGCTTGTCATCGAATGAGTATTTAAGGTTCTTATATGGGATGCCGCTTGTCTGGTCAAACTCAATAGGATCAGCTGCAAGAGATGACATGACTTCGGTGCGGTTCTTAAATATAGCCGTGCCTGAGCCGTCCATATAGAACGCGCCAGTCTCGCTAAACTCTGCATTCTTCAAGGCTTCTAGGGATGTGCGAGCAGTACCCGGGTCGACTACGCAGGTGTTAAGCCCTGTAGCCACGGTACGCATCGAGGTAGGAAAGGAAACCTGATCTAATATCTTGCCGATACGAGTGCCGGTATCTTGCCCAGCTGTTGCCCCTGTAACGGTCTGGATGTTAGCCATCTGGAATAGGCGGAAGCCATCGGTGCAGACTAGATCGACATAGCCTGTCTCTTGCCCTTGAGGGTAAGTATATTTGTAATCGGTGACATATCCTGAGAATAGAAACTCCTCAGCCGTGCCGGTAGTGGCAGAGATGCGAACCTTACGCAGAGGGCTTAGGTAGCCAAAATAAGGCGATGAAATGTTCTGAGGGTTAAAGTACGATAGCGGGTCTAGGACGCGTACAGTAGCCGTACCTGCCTCGTACTGGTCACGCTGGATAGAACGACCACGGCGAATAGCAATCTGATAGACATCGGGTGTTAGGTCGATTGTAGGCAGGATAACGTCGGACTCACCAAGGCGGGATACTCCGAGGACGCCGTACTTAGCATCGCCAATGACGAAACCTGTACCGAACGTCGCACCGCTTGAAAAGTCGAACGAGACGGCTATCTGCGCTGGTAGTGCCATTAGCCGAACATTCCGGCTATGCGTCCGATGTCGGACTTCTTACCTGCGAGAGAATTATAGTTAAGACCGTTCTGAACTGCTAGGACTAGATCCTGCTCAGATAGGACTGAGCCGTTCACGGTGATGTAGACATCTCCTGCTGAGGTTGACCCTGCGCTACCTCCACCACCTGCGACGAGGCTCTGGACTGTAGGGGTAAGTGTTGCAAATGATTCACCGCGAGCCATTGACCCGTTACCGCCAATAGAAGCTGCTAGGCGAGCCTTAGCGATGATTGAATCAAGGAATGCGTCCCATGACTTGAAAGGGTTATTTGCATCGGGCAAAGTACGAAGGCTCAGAGCGAGCTTACCTGTCGAGTCAATAGAGTTGGCAATCTTCTGAGATAGCGCAGTAGCTTCTACGTCGTTGCCCTGAAGTATCGCTAATTGTAGTTTAAGTCTGTCGCGCTCTTCTTCTGAGAGGTTACCCTTTAGAGCTGCGATAATCCCAATCTGTTCAAGATCAAAGAGTGCGCTCTGTTTCTTAGCTAGGGCTTGCTTCTTCTGCTCAGCAGTAAGAGCCTTTTGCGCTTTGACTTGCTTAGCCTGTAGTGCGGCTAATTCCTTAGCTCGCTTAGCTGCTGCCACTTCTGCTGCTGTCTGCTGTTTAGTCTTAGCCTCTGTGTTGGTAACTCCGCCGCCCTTACGAGCCGCCATGCCCGCCTCGTAGTTACGGACGTATGTAGCGAACTTTCCTTTATCGCCAGTGATGCCACCGAATGAGGTGATGAAATCCAAGCCCTTGTATAGCTTGACCAGAGCGCCGATAGCAGTAGCCGCTGCCTTTGTAATGGCGTTAATACCGCCGGCTATATTGTCGATAGTCTTCATGGCGTCTTCTGTAGTAGATCCGCCACCGAGGATAGCCAAGGCGTCTACAAGCCCCTCGCCAATCTTCTCCTGAGCGTTAGCGGCTGCGACTGCCAGAGATTCCATCTTGAACGATGTAGTCTCTAGGTAAGCGTCTGCCGCTCCTGCTGAGTTAGTAAGTAATACTCCGAGGACTTCTGCGAAACTCTTAGTCTTTAATTCTGTCTGTGTTAGACCTGTGTTATATTTTTTAAGACCCTTAGTAATGCCCACATAACCGTTCGCCAAGTCCTGCGCGACGGTAGCCAAGTCGACGCCAGAAGCGCGGCTGATTGTGATGGCATTGTTGAGAAGCTCTTGAGACTTAGTAAATGACCCTGTAGTAGTGATAAGGGCTTGCATTGCTGGGCGCAGCTTATCGTCGAGAATAGCCGAGCTAGTCTCTGTCTTGGCGATGAAGTCTTCTACGTCCTGAGTAAAGAGCGATAGACCAATGTTAGATACTGCTGTCGCTAGACGCTGGGCTGCTGCCTCGTCCTCTGCGAACGCCTTGACCGCTGCCTTGCCGTAGGCAGTAATAGCTGCAGCAGAAAAGGTATAACCAAGAACCTTAGCCAATTGCTTAGTGGACTTCTCGAGTCCCTTGATTGAGTTATCGGCTTCTTTGAACGCCTTCTTACCTGTGAACTCGGTGGCGAGGTTGATTAGGATACTCATTAAGCGCTCCTCGCGTTGAGTTTATCTGCTGCTGTCTGGATGGCTTTGAGGATGTAACCCTTAGCCTTTCCTTCATCTTCTTCAACTGCGCGAAAGATTACGCGACCCTTATTCTTAGGGTTCTTACCTACCAACTGACCACCGAGCTTAGGGCTAAAGTTTCCAGTCATGCCAGACTTACGCCCGGCAGTTTCGTAGATTGCTCCCGCTGCGCTTTTATTAAAAATAGTAGCAAGTGATCTGAAACCATTGCGATTAGGCTTAGAAGGTGTTGATTTGAAAGTAATACCGCGACGAACCTCTGTTGCATCGTAAGAGCGTTGAGCCCATCGACCCCCAGCGTTAGGACGCTTGACCCACCCGCTAGGCACTTGGTCGTTAGATGGCGCATATCCTTTAGCGAGGTCAGGCTCGAATTGGCGAAGGGCTTTACGCGTTGCGACCGCGCCCTTTACCTCGACTGGCATTCTCTCGCTCCTTCGCTAGATCGTTTAATACTTGGATGTGAGCCTTGAACGCCATAGGGCTAAGGTTCACTATTGACTCGAACGCAACCCCGTACTCATACGAAAGACGAGCCGCCGTATAAGTAACGGAGTTACGATCTAGCCTAAAGGGTCAGACTCTAAGACCTCGACCCCTTTAATTGTCTCAAGGAACTTCTCACCAAAAGGCGGGACGGTTTCCCCTGAGCGACGGATTGCTTCCCAGCAAAGCCAGTAGACATCGGACTGTTTCTGATCCTCAATCAAAGCTTTGTGGAAGCCCTTCTTGGCAAACTGCTCAAACGAATACTCGATGAGCGGAGTAATCTCGAACTCCTGCACGGAGTTGTC